CATTAGGATTCATACAAACTAATCATGTAGGTAATATATTCGAACCACAAGGAATAGCAGTTATATCTAGTTTAGATTATGCTTATGAATACATTTTAGCTTCTCCGTTTACTGCAAGTTATAAAAGCACGGTTAGTATATATGAGATGAATGTTATCACTCGTGTTGATAAAGGAGTATTCAATATTTCTTCGAATCCGACCACACTTAAAGATGACAAAGAGCAGATTAAATCTTTTGCAACTGGGTCAGACTTTAAACCTTATATAACTACAATCGGATTATACAATGATCGCAATGAATTGTTAGCAGTAGCAAAACTAGCTCAACCTATACATAAACGAGATGATGTTGATATTAACTTTTTAGTTCGAATAGATCTAGACAAAAATTTACCACCTAAGCCATGATACGATTAAGCACATTGATACGAGAAATGAGAGAACAAGATGTTAAACGATTGTTAAACATGATAAAAGAAAAACAATTTTCTTTTTTTAATCGCGGAGACAATGGTCGTATATATAAATTTAATGATGAAGATTATTTGTTTAAGATAACCACTGAACGCGAAGAATATCGTGTTGCTGAAATTATAGTTGGTCGTCATGATCAATTTTCCACATTTATTCCTGTGTATTATGTGGATGGGAAAAACATGTATATTATGAGTGTTGCCGATCCTTTACCGGCATCTTATACAGCTGCTATTGATAGTTTTATTAAACAGTATCAAGAATATGCTAGCAATGAGGGCGGGGAAGTATCAATATTTGATTTTCTAGATGCGGATGGTGCTCGTAACACGGACATGAAACTAGTTAATTTTTTAAGAGCGTTGCAACAAGACGTTCAAAAAACTGGAATTACTGATTTAGATTTAGATTTAGATTTTCGAACTAGCAATGTGATGTTGTGGAACGGAAATATGGTCATGATTGATTGGTAATGTATATTTATATAAAAATGGATACGGAATGAAAGATTGGAACATTTTATTATTAGAAACAATTATACGTGATAATTTGTTTGAACAAAGTAAACGGTTAAAGACAACTATTTCTAAAGTAGGATCTGGATCTAGTTTGGGTCAATTTAAGCCAACTGATACTGCATTTTTTAACAAATTAAATAAAGAATTACCACAAAAGTCTGATTCGGAATATAATCGTATATTTTTGAGATTTAAATCTGTTGCTCAAGGAGATGAACGTTCAGAATCCAATGATTTTCGTGTTGATCAAATAAAAAATGTATTGTACAATGTAGTTGTAAAAGGATCGAATTATAAAGCATTATCCGGCGATCCACAAATAGATAGCAATGAATGGATCTGGTTTATTTCAGATGCATTTAAAACTGCAGAAGATGATATAGCAAAATCTGATGATAAAGGAAAATCTTTTTATCGTGTATCTGGTATCAGAAAAGATGACGTAAATCAAAAAGATCTAGTAGATAAAAAAGGTAAGCCGAAATGGGGAACATTGAGTAACGGGTCTGCAGTATTTTCGGAAAAACAATTATCTGAACTAGTTAAAATACATCAAACTCCGGCGCCAGAACCCGCAGTAGCAAAATCGCAGATGATAAAAGCTGGTGATTTAACTGATGGTGCATTGCTACAAAAAGCTTTATATGAATATTTTACATTAAGTGGTGTAATGGATATTCTTTCTGGTGAGTTTAAAACTGATATAAATAAATTTAAAACTACTAATTTTAATGCCAGTACTGGGTGGAACGGCAATTTAAACAAGGAAACTATAACGGTTGCAACATATTTTCAACAACTATTTTCAGATGTACACTCATTTACTGTTGATGACGAAGATATTGTAGAAATTGATGGTAAATTTCGAGAAGCATTAGCAACAGAATGGAATAATCTTCCTACAGCTGCTAGAGTGCAAGAATCAGTTGTAATATCAGAACAAGATATTTCGAAACTTAAACGAGTAAAAACTAATGAAAAAGGTGAATTGTCGGCGAAATCATCCGATCAAACAACAACCGATACCGACAAGACAACAACTAGTACAGGCAAGAAAAAATCATCTGGATCAACTAGTACCGACAAGAAAAAATCATCTGGATCAACGGTAACTGTAAAAGATTCTGATAATATATCAAGCGCTGAGCGTGAAAAACTTACAAATTGGAAAACTACACCGGTAGCTAAAAATTTCAAGCTCGGTAAAACATATTTAGTTGGTAACTGGATTGTGCAGCGTATATGGTTAAAAGAATATCCCGAATATAAAATTGAAAAATCATATGGTGGCGGAGAAAAATATATCCCATATCCATTGCGAGTATTAAATAGCCAGGATTTATCTAAAAGATATATTGTATATGGGTATACAAAAAAATCTAATGGTAGTACAGTGTTTGATATGGAAATTTCAGAAATCGTTTATAATAAACAACAAATACCAAGTAAACTAGAAAATATAGTATATCATCCGAAATGGTATCGAGAAAAGGCAATAGCTCATTCAGCATTTGGATCTTCCAAATTCCAAGATTTAAAACCATATTTTATTAGCGAACAGTCAGCTGATGAGTGGAGTCCCCGATCCACAACACATTTGGTTTTTAATGCCGACGATTTTAAGTATAAAAAGCTTTCTAAAACACAGAAAATCGTAGGAAAATTGTATGCTGGATCGGCTGGAGCAATGACATATGAAGATACATATAAAGCTGGTATCGATTCAATTAAATCATGGAATGAGTTAGTAGCTGTTATAAAATACATGGATCAAATGGCAGCACAAAAAAATAAAGGCGGTTGGTGGATACCGGGAAATATTAATTTTGATACATTGCTGAAAGAGCACTTTAAAGGTAGTTGGTCATCGATGTTATCAGAAATAAGTAACGCAGGTTATAAAGACATGGATGCCGGCGCTGGCTCTCTCGGAACTGGATATTACAATAAATCGGAATGGGGAGGTCGATGGTTAGATTATATAAACGACTCAGTTATGTATACTCCAGGAACTATAAGATATCAAGGTAATTCATGGCCGATTAATTCATTTATCAATCAATTTTACGGAGAGTTTTGGGGGGAAGAAAGTGTATATTTATCTACATATAATCATATCTTAAAAATTGCCGGTGATGATCAGTTAGACTTTATGCCCGGCGAGATTGGATGGCAAAATACAGAACATAAAATATATCTAGTAAAACCAGAAATCAGAGACTCGAAGTCTTTCAGTAGAGAATAAAAAAAATAAATTAACAAGTTATGAGAAAAAATCATTGGCATACTGCTGGTAGCAAGCAACGACAAGCTGCATATAAATACGGATATCGATCAGGCTTAGAATTGAAAGTTTCTGAACAAATCGCCGAAGCAAATTATCCGGTTAATTATGAAACTAAAACATTACAATATACTGTACCAGAACAGAAATCTAAATATACACCGGACTTTGTGTTTACCAAGAAAAACGGTGAATTGATGTATATTGAAACTAAAGGGCGGTGGACAGCGACGGATCGCAAAAAAATGAAACATATTTTGCTGTCAAACCCTGATGTAGATTTAAGAATAGTTTTCCAGAATCCAAATCAAAAAATATCAAAAACAAGTAAAACTACGTATGAAGCATATGCTCTGAAGCTAGGTATAAAACATGTAGCTAAAAAACAAATACCTGAAGAATGGTTAGCCGAATGCGTGAAAAATGGTGAAGAACCTAACAATCCTAAAAAATTCTTTGAATAATATTTGGAATTGTGAAATTAAAAGATTATTTTTTTCATATATTATTAAATGATAATTAATTATTTGAATTAATGATTAATGATCGTTGGACCAGAAATGATAATGAATGTGTCTGACAATTATTATATTAATATTATATATTATTAATTCGGATAACCATGATCTTTTGATTTCTTCAGATTTTTATATATTATAATTTATATATGGAGAATCTAAGATTAATACAGTTATTAGAATCTGTTCTAGGAAAAGGAAAATCTACATCAGGTGGTAACATCGCATTCTTTTCTCCGTTTGTATCACATTATAAACCTAAATTAGAAGTACGTAGTATTCCAGATGAACAAGGTAATTATACTTGGCATTGTTGGATATCAGACCGAAAAGGTAAAAGCATACAAACATTATTCAAACAATTAAATCTTCCCAAAGAAACATTTGACAGACTGAATCGAATAATAGATGCTGGCAAGTATCGAGATTTCGAACCAACTGTTAAAGTTCAAGAAGATCTACATTTACCAGATGCATATAAACCATTATGGATCACAAAAAATACTCCGGATTATCGCAACGCAATATACTATCTAAAAAATAGAGGTATCACAGTTTTTGATATAATTCGTTACAGGATTGGTTATTGTGAAGATGGTCCATATTCCGGAAAAATAATTATTCCTAGTTATGACTGCGAAGGACA